TATGAGTTTTCAAATAAAGAAAACTCTACTTGTTTTCCTTGTATTAAAATAATTAAAGTCCAGGTTGTGTTTGTTTCCTGGACTTTTTTTTTATTCTTCTTTTTCTAACTCTTTTATTGTATCTTCTGAAAAAAAATCTTCTTCATCTATTTTTTTTATCACCTTATCTATTTCTTTTATTTTTTCTAAATGTAAATATTCAGAATAAAGTCTGGGTATATTTAATTCTTCTATTATTTCTAATTCATGTTTTATACTTATATAACAAGTTATATCTTTTATTTTTTCTAAATTATCTTCATTTATTTTTAATAATTCTTTTTTAAGTTTAATAAACTTGTAATTTAATTCATTGATAGAACTATAATTTACTTTTGAATAATCAAGTTTAATCATTTCTATTTCTTTTTTTAATAGATTAAACTCTACATATAATTTTTTTATTTTTTTCATTTTAATTTCCTTTTTCTAATTTATATTGTTTTCTTAATTTTTTTAATTCTTTAAAAAGAATACCTCTTGCAAATGTAGAAGGTGCTAATTCTTCTATACCTGTATCTTCACTAATTACAGAAGATAATTCTAAAAGTTTTTCATATTCCTTTTCTGTTACTCTTATCTGTAATACTTTTGTTTTTAAATCTTTCATGTCTTTTCCTTTTTGTAATATAAAGTATTATAAAGTTAAAAATAAAAATTATTTTTTATAAAGTGATTTTTTTTGTAATTCTTTTTTTGTGTTATAATTAAATGAAAAAAGAAAGAGAAAGTATGATGAACTTAAATGAATTGTATGAAAAAGTAGAAAAGAGAGCAGAAGAATACTTTACTAATAGGTTTATCCAAGATAGACAATATGATAGTAGTGATTACTTTAATTATATTATAATAATGAAGAATATTAAAAAAGAATTAGAGAAGTTAGAAGACTATGAAATGTATATATTTGTATTAGAAGAATTTGACCATTATGGTGAAAAATATGAAGAGATAGTAGATAAACTAAATAATAAAGGTGAATTAGTATTTACTACCTTAATGCAAGTTATGGAACTAATGGAAGAAAAAGGAGAATAAATGTATAAGTTTGGACAAAAATCACAAGATAAGTTAGATACTTGCCATAAAGACTTACAAATAATAATGAATGAAGTAATAAAGTATTATGATATAAGTATTCTGGAAGGTCATAGAACATTAAAACAACAAAAAGATTATTTTAAAAGAGGATTAAGTAAATTAGATGGTGTAAATAAAAAATCAAAACACCAAAATTACCCTTCAATGGCAGTAGATATTATACCTTACAAAAAAGGGACTAATGCTTTTAGTGGTCAAGTTGAAGATACAATGAGGTTTTTCTATTTGGCAGGTCTTGTTAAAGCAATTACAGAAGAATTATTAGAAGAAGGTAAAATAACTCATAATATAAGATGGGGGGGTGATTGGAACTCTAATGATGTTTTTACAGATCAAGTTTTTAATGATTACCCACATTTTGAATTGATTAAAGATTGAAAAAAAAGGGGTGGTGGAAAAACCCCTTTTTAAAATAGGATTAAACATGAAAAAAATATAGCAAAGGTAAAAATGAAAAAACCTTTATATATTTGATAGGTAATACTTAATGAAGTAAAACCATACAAGTATTATACAACAAAAAACTTAAAAAAAACTTAATTTTCTTTAAGGAGAGTTATTTTTTTCAAGTTTTACAATTTCATAGTCTTTTAGTTTTTCTGGAAACCCTTTCTTAATGTATTTATAAAAACTATTTTTACTGACTTTTAAAAACTTTATACATTTATTTAAACTTGAAAATGTAATTATCTTATCAGTTGATTTTTGATATAACACAATTTTTTGACCTCTTTCTTTTGGAGGCTTAAAAATATTATTAGTATAATCTTCGCCATTTATCATAACAAATTCATAATCTAAAACTTTTTTATTACTACCAAATTGATTTACACTTTCTTTTTTTGGAAAACCATGATACACATATGATTTCATAGTTGTAACACATACTTCTAAATATTCACTACATTCTTTAATACTATTAAAAATAATTTCTTCATTAGTAGATTTTTTTAATAGTATAACCTTTTTAGCATTATTTGATATTTTATTTTTTAATCTTTCACTATATTCTTGTTTTTTTTCTTCATTTTCTAACCACCAATTATTTGCTACAATTCTTGATTTTTCTCTTTTTGATTGGTCTTCAAATATTTTTAATTGTGTTTGTCTTATTTTGTCTTTTACTTCTTCACTTCTAATTATTCCTGTTGTATCAAATCCAACAGAGGTTTGATTACTTTTATTATAAAAATTATCATTATTAGATACATTAAAATGATTATGTAAATAAACCTCATAAGATAATGCTTCTTCTCTTGTATCACATAATAATAAAACAATATAATCAAATCTATAAGGGTATAACTTTTGTTCTTCCATAAAATCTTTATCAGTAGAAGAAGAAAAGTATTTAATACCTAAATCAATAAAGTTAGAAGACCTAACACCTATATAACTTTTTTGAAACTTTTTATTTTTTATCTCATATAAGAAATGTATTTTTTTCATTTTACACCTCTTACATTGATTGAATAACTTCATTTAAAGTTTCTAATTTTTCATCTTTTGTATAAACTTTCATAATTAAATCTTCTTGTGCATGTCCCATTAGTCTTTTTTTAATTTCCATATCAATTTTCATTTCATTTAATTTAGTTGCAAAATTATGTCTTAATGAATATAATGATTTTTTTTCTATATCAGAACTAATTACTTTTTTATCTACAAAATGTCTTTTAAAATATCTATAGGCACCAGAAGGGTCTTTTAATGAATTAAAATATTTAATAACCTCAACAATATCATTTTCTATTTTTTTATGAACAGGAACTAATCTATGAGAATATTTATTTTTTAATTTTACACCAGTTGTAATATCTTCTTTTAAAAGAGAAAATACAGTTATACCATCAATTACTTTTAATTTACCTTTTAATAGTTCAGCAGGTCTTAAACCAGAAAAATAAAATACTCTTGCCATTTGAGAGAATATTGTATAACCATTTAACATTTTAGATAATTCATTTTCATTAAAAGTTAGTCTTAATGTATTCTCATCTCTTTCATCTTTAAATTGTTCAACTTTACAATATTTAAATCCTTCATTATTTTCACCTTTTTCATAAAAATATTTTAACACTGCATTAAATTGAACTAATGATTTATTTACAGTTGATATTTTAATTAAATCTTCTTCTGGTAATCTAAAAGAAAAATTTTTCTCATAAAAATCTCTTACAACTTTTTTAACAATTTCTTCTGTTCCATTTTTTTGATATTTACCTAAACCAGAATTTGGTAATCTTTTCATAATCACTCTTAACTCATCAATGAACTTTGCATTGAAATTAAAAATTGAAACATCACCTGTGATTGATAAAATAATTTTGAATGTTCTTTCATAACCTTCAACTGTCTTATCACTAATTTCTGAAATGTCAGTTTTATGTTTGATGAAACTTTTAAAAATATTTGAGATTTTTAAATCTTCTTCTTCTGAAACTACTTTTACTTTTTTATAAACTGATTTATCTTCTTCACCTAAAAGATTTAAAATCAATTCTTTTTTTTGTTCTTCTGGAATGAAATCATTTTCTGCTAATTGAGTTGCTGTTTCAATTTTAGAAACTACTTCATCATATCTTGCAATTGTTTTCCCAATTGGGATCCATAATTCTTTTTTATCTATGTAATTTAATAATGCAGCAGGTGTTCTTTTTTTATAAGAATATATTCCTTTTGCAGAAGGTCCAGTTAATCCTGGTAAGTTAATTTTTGTTGTTTTTTTTGCCATTGTTTTTCCTTTGTTTTTTTGTATTACTATGTATTACTTAAATCAATTATAATACTTTTTTTAAAAATTATTTTTTATTTTGCTTTTTTTTTAATTTTTTTCAATATTTAAGTTAAAGGTCAGTTCCATTAGAGAGATGACCTAACAAATATATTGAATTATATACTACTAAATCTTAAAAAAAACTTAAATGTATTGCAAAAGCCCTAAAATGGGCAAAAGTGTGGAAAAAAATTAGATAGTTTTATCTATCATTAAGGTTATAACCCCCTATAAATAGGGTATTTGTAAGAGGTTTTTAAGTTTCAAGACACTTCCCTTTTAAGGAGGTGGCCTAAACCTTAAACCCCCTATTTTCCATACTTTCTAATTTAATTATAATCAAAAAAATAAAAATACCACCTTATTTTGTGGAAAAGTTTAGGAAAAAAATAAATCACTCTATAACCCCCTATATAGTGGGTTTCTTTATACTATCACCTATATTTGTGGAAATAACCTATATTATTACTTTTTTAATGAAATACTATGAAATGGTGTGTATGACTATGTAATACAAAAAGTGTGGAAAATTAAGTAGAAATATAATGTGGAAAAAAAGTAAATATTTGTGCTTGATTATATTATAATAGAAAAAAAATAAATTATATTTAATTTATAAAAAGTTTATTATTTTTATTATTTTGGTATAATTATATACATAAAAGTAAAGGATAGGTATGAGTTTATTAAACAAAATTCAAGTAGAATTAAATGCTCCTAAAAACCAGTATAATGGATTTGGAAAGTATAAATATAGAAGTTTAGAAGATATTTTTGAAGGGTTAAAACCACTATTAAAAAAGTATGAATGTAGTGTAATTGTAAGAGATGAAATGGTCTTATTAGAAGATAGATTTTATGTAAAATCAACAGCAGAATTAAGAGATAAAGATAATAATATTGTTGCAATTGGTAATGGTTTTGCAAGAGAAGAAGAAACAAGAAAAGGCATGGATGCGAGTCAAATTACTGGGGCTACTTCTTCATATGCAAGGAAGTATGCAATGAATGGATTGTTTGCAATTGATGATGTAAAAGATGCAGATAGTATGAATAATAAAGTAGAAAAAACTACTAAAAGTGAAGACCCAGAAGTATTAAGAAAAAGAGAATTATGGAACCTTTTTTCTAATGATTTAAAGAGTAGAGGTATAGATGTAGATACATTTTTAGAGTTTAATAAAGTTAAAAAAAGTGATAAAAACAACTTAATTATTTTTGTTGAAAAATACATAACAAGTGAAGAATTAAGAACTAATTTATTAAATAGTTTCTCTAATTAAAGGAGAAACTTTTGAGTGATTTTATAACCTTTGAAGAAGCAGAAAAAATAACTGGAATAGATCAATATAAACTTGGAAGAGTTAAGTCTGGATACTTAAAACCATACTGTGAAAATAAGAAATTTAATATAAAAAAATATCTAAAAGATATACAAGAAATACATGAAATTAGACATTTGGGACATTGTATTTATTATGCTTTTAATGATATATATAAAGAAGAAGAAGAGTTAGCAGAATACCTTTCAAAAATAGTAGGAAGAAAACCAAAAGATTGGTTAAAATTCTTTGAATTAGACCAGTTTAGCATAGATAAAAATAATTTAATTTTGTCTTGGTATGAGAAGAAAATGGTAGAAGAAGTGTATATAGATTTAAAAAAATATATAGATAAAGGTGTAATTGATTGGGGAGACTACTATTATTAGTAGTCCCTTATTTATTTTTATCTTCTGTTATATTTTGAATTGTTTGTGAAGCCCCAACTGTTCCTACAACTCCTGCTGTATCTTTTGCAAGTTCTCTTTTTAATAAAAGATTTATTGTATTTGCAATTGCAGGTTTTACTTTTTCAGGTGCTTTATTCATTCTAATTAAAAGATTTATAATTGGTTTGCTTTCAAAAACTTTACCTAATGAACCAACAGCGCCACCACCTAATAATAAACCTAAATCACCAGTAGCACCAGCAACACCAATTGCACCACCAGTTATTGCACCAGCAATATTTTTTCCACCTGTATCTAACATAATATTTGCTTTATCAGATCTTGAAGTCATTTGTAAAACTTCTGTTAAACCTTCTATCATTTTCTTATCTTCTGGTGAAAAGAATACATCTATATTTTTTTTCATTTTAGGTTCATTTATTTTATTTATAAACTTTGATATAGATATTTCATCTCCTGCTTCTGTTTTACTTTTACTTTCTTCAAATATTTTAGATAATAAAGAAGATTTAGCATTTTGTCTTCCTTCTTTATTAAGATTTTTATATAATAATTTTGCTTTTGAAGGATCAGCAGAGAATAACATTTTTTCTACTAATTCTGGTGAATGTTCCCCTTTATTCATAATATTTTTAAATGTATTATTTTTTAAATCATCATATAAACCAGTTATTTTTTCATTTGCAATTTTAAACTTTTTATAATCTTTTGGTTGTCCATTATCTTTAATAAATTGTCCTATATCTTCATTTAAGAAACCATATATTTTATTTGATACTTTATCATTTTCAGTTTTAGTTGCTGCCATTGTAGTATCATTTAAAGTCTCTCCAAAAGTTTTTCTTAAAGCATTTAAAGTATTGATACCATCATTTTTAGTAATATCATTTTTTAAATTAGTCAATTTACCTATTAAATCATTATAAGAAGTATCACTAATATTTTGTAATCTTGTAATCTCATTATCAATTTGATTTATAGTATTAGAAACATTTACTGGACTTTGACCTACATTGTTAAATACTTCTTCTTTCATTGTTGAATATTTATTTATTTTTTCTGCTCTTGCTTTTGAAAGGTTATCCATAACATTTGCTGCTATTTCTTTTGAGTCACCTATATTAAATTGTTCCCCAAGTCTTTCAACTGCTGCTTTTCTTTGATCTAATTGTTTTACTCTATTACTTCCTGTTCCTACAAATGGTAATCTTTCAGTTGTTTCTTGTTGTAATTTACCAAACCAAGTTTTTGGTTGAAATACATCAGAAGTCATTAAATCAATCCCATATTTTTCACCTAATTTAACTTTATCTTCTGGTTTCATTTTATCTAATTCAGGAGTTTTATTTCCTTTTAATTTTTCTATTTTAGATAATTTATCTAATCCTTTTTCAACTAATTTACCACCTACTAAACCTATACTGGTATTTAAAGCAACATCACCAATATCTTTACTACTTACACCACTTCTATCACCTTTTGTAGCAATTTCTGCTGCTGTATCTAATCCTACTAAACCACCAAGAAGTTTTAAACCTTCTGCTCCTTTTGCAACTGGAACATAATTTAATGGATTACCCATACCTTTTGCTACTTCACCAAAAAAAGTATCTTTACCATAAGTTGGTTCTAATGCAGTTTCTGCATTTTGTGCAGCCTCTTGTAAATACTTTTGACTATTTCTATAAATATCAGAAGGTAATCCTAACATTTCATTAAGATTTGCAAGTCCTGCTGTTGCAGTAGCACCACCTTTTGAGGCATTATATTTTAAAATATTTAAAAGGTTTTCACCAGCAGTCCCTAAACTATCAAGAACACTTGTATCACCAGTAATAGGTGCTTCTACATTTTGTTGAGGTAATTGAGTTTGTCCTTTTGGAACTTTAACTGGAATACCTGTATTAGGGTCTGTAATAAAATCAAAAGTATTAGTATCATTTTCATTTATTGGTGTAGTTGTTTGAACTACTTCATTTTTTTTTAAACTATCTAAACCATTTGTAGTAGGTGTTAATGAAGGTAAAACTTGATTAGTTGTATTTACTTGTTCTTTATTTGTAGTATCTTTAAATACACTTTCACTTTCTTTACCAAAAATATTCTTAACATTTAAACCATATTCATTTATACTATTCATCATAGTATTTTTTACATTTTTATTTTTTTCATCCAATGCACTAACTAAATTTTGTGCTTCATTCTTAAATGCTTCAATTTGTTTAGGACTTAAAAATTTACCTTCTTTTGCTTGATTATATGCATTTAATATTTGTCCTGAAATACCTGTTGTATTACTTGCATTTGCAAACTCACCTTCTCTTACAGTAGAACCAGGGTCAAGCATTTTCATATATTGAAAAATTAAAGACATTTGACCTGCTGCTGTATCAGTATTAGTTTTTTGAATTTTAGCATAACTATCTTTTGTTTTAATATAATCACCCATTACTTTATTATATTCATTTCTAATATCAGTTTCTGCTTTTAATTTATCTTTTCCATATAACTTACCTGCATTTGTAGTATCCATACTTTTAACAATTTTATTAGTTTCTTCTTGTAATTTATTTGCTTTTAAATCATATTCTCTTTTCTTTAAATCAAATAATTCTTGTTGTGTTCCAGTTTTAAATTTTTCTTGTGCTAATTGTTCTGGTCTTAATTGTTCCTGATATTGTTGTTCTTGAACTTTTTGTAAATTAGCAGCCTTTGTTCCTGCTATTACATCTTGCATTGTTTGATTACTTATATCCAATTTATTTTGTTGTAATAAGTTTTCTAATGCTCCTTTTTCTTGTGCTAAATTAGCAGCACTTGCAGCATTTTGCATTTGTTGTAAAGTTGAAAGATTTTTTAATTCCCCTCCAAGTACTTTTCTTACTGCTTCATTTGGAGCATTAGTATATGCTGATAATAAACCTTGTGGATTTGACAATACATCACTACCTAATCCTTTAATATAATCATTTGCAACTCTTTGATTTAAATTATTATCTAATTCAGTCATAGTATTACCTAATACTGAAAAAGGGTCTGCTTGTTGAATTAGTTGTCCCATACCTGAAAAATTAGGTTGTTGTGTTTGTAATTGAAATGCCATAATTTACCCCTTATGCTGAATAATAGTTTGAAGTTGCCCCAGAACTATTACCAAAAGTTTTTCTTGTTGTATTTATAAAATCTTTTTGTCTTGCTTGTTCATCTGCTGCTATTTCTCTTGCTTGTTTAGAGTTTTTAATTTGTTCATTTATCATATTTTTAGCAAGTAAAGTTTTATATAAACCAGAACCCATAGACATTAAAGGCTTAATATTAGCCATATTTTCTTGACTTAATAAACCACTTTTACCAAATAAACTATCCATAAGACCACCACCTTGATTAGTGATATTATTACCAAAATTAGTAGTTCCTAATTGACCTAAATCTGGTGCTCCAAAACTCATTTGAGGTGTTGCCATATTATTCATAAAACCACTATTAAGTAGTCCCCCACCTAAATCAAAACCTGATGTTAAACCAGAAGTAATTCCTCCTAAATCTAACAAACCACTTGAAAAATCAGCAGTAGGTGCCATAGACATACCTGCACCACTATTTCCTAATAAACCTAAAAAACCTTCATTCATTTTAATACTCCTATTATTTTTAAGGCAGAGTATTAAATACTCTTACCTTGATTAAACTTTTGATACTATAAATCTTGTTTGTGTTTTATTGTACCATTCTTTTTTAGGCATACCATCTTCACCATTTACAATTTTAAATTTCTTTTCTGAATAAGTAATAGATTTAATGTGTTCATACATTCTTTCACTTACTTCAACTTCTTCACCAAATTGTATTCTAATATTTTCTCTTGCCCCAGTTGAAATAGAACTTAATCCAAAAAATTGGTCTGTAACTCCTGCGTCTCTATCTCTTGGTTCTACAATAATTTTTACTTTTTTAGCACTTTCTTTTGCTAATTTAATTTTTTCTTCTCTTTTAAGTTTTGCAATTTCTTCTTCTTTTTCTGCTACTTTTTCTTGTAGTTTTGCAAGTCCTATATTTTCTCTAAATGATATGCCTAAATCAGTTGCATACTCTTTTAATTCTTCTAATTCTTCTAATTCTTCTAATTCTTTATTTGTGTCTTGGTTTATAACTGACATTTAATTTCCTTTTTAGTTAAGTTGTTATTTAAGTATTATAGCATCCTTTTTGAGGATACTATAATTTGAGTTATTATTCACTAATATAATATTAGTTATCACCTTGGCTTGAAGCAGATACAATTGAAACTGCGAATGCATCATTTAAGATTTTAGCAGTTGTAGTTGATTTCCAACCAACTGTACTTCTTTGGTCAAGTGGATCAGCAGAACCAGCAGAACCTAATGGTTTAACAATAATTCCAGCATTTCCTTTACCTCTTACATTTACAATACCATATGCATCTTTACCAAAAATTGCAGTGTGGTAAGTATCAACATTAGTGTCTCCACCATCTACATTGATATATGCTTTATTAGTTTCAATAAATCTTACATCTTTTACTGCACCAACTTCACCTTCTGCAAGTGTTTTAGTTGAAGCATAGTTTTCAGCAGAAATAAACCCTGCTTGGTCTTCTAAATCAAAAACAACATCTGGATGGATAATTCCCCAGAATGCACTTCTAACTGCACTTGTTCCAACACCATCAGTAGCACCTACCATTGGAGTGAATTTCATTGCTTTTTGAGTTTTTAATTGTAAAATTGCTGATTTAATAGCAGCAACAGAAATAATATCACCAGCAACAGTAGCAGCCTCATTAGCAGCAATATAAACTTTATTTGCTAAGTTAGGAACAATTGCATCTCTCCAAATCTCATCCATTGTTTCACCCATTTGGTATCCACAAATATCAGTTGCCTCTGCTACTGTATTATCTAAACCATGAACAGAAACTTGGTCTGTTAAAGTAATAAAATCACCATATTGTTGAACTGTTGCATTGATATCAGTTACACTTAATTGAGAACCAGCAGGTGTTACTCCCTCTGTTAATGGAGTTGTTGCAGGTGCAAGATTAGAATATCTTCTAAAATTAACTCTTGTTCCATTGTTTGCAGGTAATGGTCTCATTTGACCAAATCTATCATGTACTAATCTATCTTCTGCTCTCATTAAAAGTCTTCTATCATAGAAACCTTGAATATTTGCAGGTAATTGTGTTAAAGTTGTATTTGCCATTTTAATTTCCTTTTATTTAATTATTTTTAACTTTATTTTCTATACATAGGGTCTGTCATTCTCATCATTTTATCAAATAATTCATCATCTTCCCAAATGTCCTTATGGTCATTTATTTTAGAATTATTTTTTTTAGAAATTGAAGCCCTTTTTTTAGTTTCTCTACTTGCCTCTGGTTTAGTAGTTTCTTTTTCTTCTACTTCTTCTTTTTGAGGTTGGTTTTGAAACACCTGTCTTCCTATACTTTGATAAGTATCCAAAAAGTCTGCATTAGGGTTAATTGCCATTGATTTAATAACTTCTGGCATTACCTTATCTGCAACTCCTGCTTTAACATCTTCATAAAAACCTTTTAAAATATTTGGGTTTTCAATGAATACTTGTTTAGCATTGTCTGGTATAGCAGCAATATAACTATCAACTTTTAAACCATAAGTTTCATCACCTTTAATATCTTCAATAATATCATTTAATTCATAGTTCTTTTGTTCTACTTTTGGTGTATATGTAGAATTTTCATCTATGTCAAGTGCCTCTACTTGTGCTTGTTTCATAATTTCAGCAATTGCTTCTGTATTACCATTTTTAGCATCAAAATAAGTTACTAAGTCCTCATATGTAAGACCTTTCTCATTTATCATTTCAATAAATGGTCTATATTTGGCTAAATCTTGTGTTTTTTTTGTATAGTCAAATCCCTTTTGTAAGAATGTATCAATTTCATCATTCTTAATAAAAATTTCTTGACCTTTCCATTTTATGGTTCTACCTTCACTAGAGTCCTCTTCTTCATTATCAAGATCGTCACCTTGATTTTCAGTATTGGGTTGTTCTAAGTCTTTTGTATCACCTTCTTCTGGTGTCTCTTCTTCAACATTTTCTGGTGTCTCTTCTTCAACATTTTCAGGTGTCTCTTCTTGTGGTTCTTCCTTTTTTGAAATATCCTCTAATAGACCTAATTCTTCTTCTGTTAAAACTACTTCTTGTGGTTCTTCTTTTATAGGTTCTGTTTCAATTAACTCTAAATTACCTTCTTCAAAACCTTCATTATATAATTCATCAAATGTTTTTTCTGACATTTTATTCTCCTACTTCTTGGTCTTTAAGTGCTTCAATAGAGGCAATTGCTTGATTTTCAATATCCATAAGAAATCTATATAAATAACTTCTTGCTTTAATTTGTTCTACAATTTCTTCTTTATCTCTTACTACAACCATATTTTTAGTAAGGTTAATAGAACCACCATCTAAAAATAAATCCTTGATTATTCTTTTATAATCTTTATTTTTTTGAAGTCTTGCAAGACTTTCACCTAATTCAATGTCTTCTTGATACATATTATCTGTAATCTCATTACTCATAAGTTGTTACCTTTCTTTTTATGTTTAATTTGGACTTACACCAGAAGGAAGCCAGGGGTTATTGTTGAGGTTTTGGATTTACTATTCCATAAGCCTTCATTTTATTATCTACATTTTTACTATTTGCTTGGGACATTGTATCAAAAGTTTTGGCTTTGTTTAATTCAGCCTTACTATTCTTCTCTGCAATATCTGCTTGCACTTGTGCTTGTTGCATTTGTTGTGCTGCAATTTCTGCTTCACTTGGATCTTCTTGTTTGCTATCTTCAAGTAATTTAGCAATATCAGCATATCCCCATTCATCTGCAATTTTACTTAACATCATATTAAAGAAATTAGGAGGAATAGTAGCAACACCTGCAAGACCACCTACTTGTTGCATTAGCATAGTCATTTGATTTACTTTTGCCTCTGCTACACCACTTACACCAACTGTTAAGTCAATATCAAACTCACCAGAAATATCATCTCTTTTAAATTGAATAAACTCACCACTTATTCTCATTACTTCTTTATCAGTTAAAAACTCTTTATTATATGATATCCAATGTCTGAATAATTTTTTTAATCCTTCTGTATATCTTCTTATAATATCAATCATTCTTTTTTGACCCATATCTCTTTGAATAGCAGCACCTGTTGCACTATCATTTAATGCAGAACTATCAATTCCTTGTGTCATTCTATTTATACCAGATAAACTTTCTGCTTCTTGTTGAACTAATTCATATAAATTAAAGATTGAAGGAGGTAATTGATTAAAGTTTCCATCTATCATTTCAGGGTTGATATTAAACTCAATTAAACCACCTAAATTATTTTCATATTTCTTTTTATTTACTGGGTCAAGAGAACCTTTTTTAATAAACTTTTTACCATTATTTGATTGTGCTACATTATCAATAAAACCTCTCATTAAAGAACTTCTTACTTTTTGATTATCTGAAATCAATTCAGCAATAGGATAACCCCATAAAGAGAATGGAATTTTAGAGAATGGAATAATAATAAATGGTATTTTCTTATCAGGGTATGGGTTTTCTCCAATATCAAGTAATTTATCATTAACAATAGTTGCCATAATACTTTCACTAATACCATCATCATTCATATCTAAATGACCCCAATATTCATAAACTGTAACCTTTTTATTTGCTTTTGCTTCACTTTCATAATTTAAACTTCTACCATAATAAGAAAGGTCTGTATTTCTTGTTTGTTCTAATGAACTATCTTCATTTTCTTGTAAAGATAATGCTAATTCTTCTAAATCTTCATCTTTATATTTACCTGTTTCTTTTAATTCACTTAAAGTAGTTTCATATCTATATGCTGCAAATCCTAATTCATCAGCACAATCAGCAGAAGGGTCTGGAAAAAAGTTTCCATTTCTTACAATTTCAGCAGTAGGATAATTTTCTTTTGTAATAATATTTTTTGCTCTAACATTGAATAAACCATTATCAAGTTCATCAATTTTTAATTCAAAACCTTGTTGTCTTAACATATTTATAACATTTTCATCTACTTCTTTAAATACTTCTACTCTTTCTTCTTCTTCTAATTCCCAACCAGTTCTAATTACAGTAGTTCCCTCTGTTGCACCAATTTTAAACATATCATGAATAAAATCATATCTATTAAATTTTCTTACAAATTGATAATTAAGAAGTCTTTCATGAACTTGTGAAGGAGCAACATCTTCAAAAGTAACACCTTCAAGTTTTACAATTCTATTTCTTTCTACAAAAGGAGCAATAGCATTAGGAATAAACCATTCAACAGCCTTTTTAATATCTTTTACAACAATATTACTTCTACCTTTTTGCTTTTCACCATAAGGTAATCCTTCATATTCTCCTAACCAAGTTTCTATTTTACTATCAATATCTTTTTTAGCATTTTTTGCTTGTTTTATATCACTTAATATTACTTTTAATGCTTCTTCTTTATCCAAAATATATCCTTTTGCTCTATTTTTATAATTATACCAAATTAAACGGCTTGGTTCATTTTGACTATTTCAGTCTTTGTTCCACCCAAATTGTTCTGAACTATTAAGTCTGTTTTTTGTAATGCATCTGGTTCCATTAAAACTTGTCTATAACTTTCTATATCACTTGCTGTTATTATATCTTTATTTTGGGTCTCTGTATCATTTGCATTGATTTGCTCATTAGAACCATTATTAAAAAAGTTAAATAAACCATTAAAGGCACTAACACCTTGCATAACTTGTCTAAACCCCATTTTTACAGCAGTATTCATTGCATTACTCATAAATGAATATACACCTAAAATACTTGATAATAAACCAGTTATTTGCATAACTCCACCAATCATTCTTGCTAATGACCCCATACTTTCTTTTCCTAAAACAGTAACAGAAATCATTAAACCAAAACCTAATGATAAATTTAAAACCATTAAAGTTGTTGCTAATTGACCAGCCATAGCCCAACCACCTGCACCACCTAAACCACTAATTCCAAATGTTGTAAATCCAAACCATACAGATGCAATAATAATAATAATTCCTAATAGTTTTTTCCACCAAGGAACCTTCTTTTTAGTGTAGTCTATTTTAAGAGTTTTACTTAATACATTTACAAATTCTTTCTTACTCATTGCCTTTACTGCATCTACTTTTAAATAATTATTATAAAATATAGAAGTATCATAATCTTGCCAAGATAATATTTCTTGTTTTATTAAAGAATTATTGGTATATGTATAATAATATGAATTATTAGTTTTTGCACTTCTATTATTTATATTCATATTTATAGAAGCAATCCTCATATTTTCAGAAATATCATGTATATAATTTATTAGTTGATTATTTGTATTTTCTGGAACTGCTATAACTTCATATTCATAAATACAAGATATTTCATCTACTAATTTACCTTCAAATGCAGTCTGATGAGTTTTATACAATACAGAAGAAATTTTATTTCTTTTAAAAAAAGTTCCATCATCTAATAATGCTAATGTCTCAAAATCTTCATTTTCAGGTATAACAGAAATAACTGGAACTCTTGAAGGTAATCTCTGAACTTGATATACTTCTTCCATATCATAATTTTCAGTCTCTTCTGTTAAAATAGTCATAGCAGCATAATACTTTTTTGAATCACTATCTAATTTATTTACTAAATAATTTATATCATTTAATATAGAACTATGGTCTTTAAAATATCTTAAAAAATCTGCACCATATGTTATTTTTAATTTAAACTTATCACCTACATTAAAATGATTATCTATTTTTGTTTTTATCTCTTCTTTTTCTAATGGAGTATAAGAATATTTTTTACTATCAAAAGTCATAAATACACTTGATACACCACTATAATTTTGAGTTTTTAATTTTGCAAACTCAAACCCTACTTTATTAAGAAACCTCTTTGTAGTTGGATTAGTAGTAACACTTCCATTCCATAAAGTCAATTTATTATTATACACTTCTATACCATCTATTGTAGTTTTAGAAAATGCTCTATCAAATTGTCTATATAACCCAACTCTTACATTATACATCATTCTTGCAGGAGTTAGGAAGTCTCTTAAAATAAAACTCATTTAATACCTTAACTATCTTGGTTTAAATATTCCATTGATGATTTCCATAATAAGAATGCAGTATCAGTTTCTTCAATAGGTATCTCTGCACTTAATAATTGACCTATTAGTTGTGCTGAACTATTTGCTGCATGATTTCTTTTACTATCTTCAAATGAAATAATTTGTCTATCAATAAATTTATCTTGTTTATAAGTATAACCTGCAAGGTCTCCACTTGTTCCTTTTAACACATTATCAGTATCAGTAGAAATAACAACTTTTCCACTTTTTCTATAACTTTCAGCCAATGTTGAATAAATAGTTGCTTCTGTACTTTTAATTTGTGCTGCATTTAATTCATCTGTTCTTATTGTTGCTGCTAATACTTCTGCTTTTTGCGCTGCTACCAATTCACCTTCTGCAACTGTTTTACATATTTCTTCAGAAGTTAATTCTTTTTGTGCTAATGTTAATTCAGTTTGAGCCTTAATTTGTGCTAATTGATATACACCATCTCTTTCTTCTTTTGCCCACATAATAGCAGTATTCATAGCTTGTGCTGTTATATTTGTTGCTAGGTTTGCTATATTGTTTGCTACTAATTGTATTTTTTCTTCTTCACTAATATTTAAGTCTTTAAATAATTCAAAGTAAGTATCTTTAACTCTTTCATATAAAGAACCTTCACCTAAACTATCTTCCATTAGTTGAATATATTTATCACTTACATTTAATTCTGCATTTTGACCTGTAAAGGCTTCTATACTATTACTACAACTTGCCATTTAAACTCCTTTAATTTTTTTAATTATATCTTATTCTTGGTAATCAGTAACAGTTATACTTCTAAAATTATAATTCAATATTAGTTGGTCTCCTACTGCACTTGTTTGTACTGCTTTCCATAGAATTGTATGACTACCTGCATTTAATGTAGTTATATAAGTATGAGTTTCAGGTAAAACCTTAATAAACTTTTCATTTACATATGTATATGCACCATAATCACCTGTATAAGTTGCATCAATTCTTACTGCTGGACTTTCATATTGAACTACACCATCTATAATCAATTGAGCCTTAAATGTATCTGTATATCTTCTAGATGTATTTTGAGTAATTTCTACATAATAATGACTATCTATATTTATAATTACTTCTCTTGTGGTAGTAGTATTAAAATTATAACCAACAATATTAAAAGAACCATATCCAGGGTATAAATCAGTATATCTAACACCATGAACCTTTAAAAGATTTTGAGATATAATATTAGGTGCTTCAATTGTTGCCCCTTTAATATATGCTCCATATATAGTAGGATCTGTTTCTGTTCCAAGTGCATTTGCTTTTAACCTAAATCCAGAACCTCCTATTGTTGTAAAATCACTACTTTGTATAGAACCATTTACCCAAGCATAATTAGTTGTTATTCTATTTGCATCTATTGTATTTGTTTCTATCATACCACCATTTATAGTAGTTGTTCCAGGAAAACCATTTTCTATATTTGTATTAGTAAAATCTACAACACCATCATAAGAAATCTTATTATTATTTATTTGAAATGGTATATATGTATTTGAAGAATTACTTATTTTAAAATTGTCTGCATTTATAGTAAATTCACTATTTATATTAGAACCATCTGCAAAAGACCAACCTGTTATTTCTCCATCTGGACCTGTTATCAATTTAGAAGCATTAGCAGACCAACCTTCAATTGTTGCTACCACTTGATTAGTATCTTCTATTGCTACATTTAAACCATTGTAAGAAGCAGATAAAGAAGAAATACTTTGTGCTTGTGAAGATTGAGTATCACTAAAAGTCTGTATTTTACTATCAAACCAAGCACCACCACCAGTAGGGTCTATTTGCCAAGAACCTATAACTGTTCTTGCTATTGTGCTTGCCTCTTCTGCACCCACTTTTGATATTTCAAGGTTTTGTATTCCACTTGAATAAGTAGAGTTAGTTACATAATTATTTTGAATATTAAATGAAATAGTATCTAAATCATCTTGAAATAACCCTATTTGTTGAGTATATCCTTGTTCTAAATTATCAAATGCAGTTTGTAAATTACTTACATTTGTTGATAATGAAGAATTATAAGTTAAGTAATTATCTAATTTCCCTTGAAACCAAGTAGGTAATTCATCTACTTTATTTGCAATATATATATCATCACCCAATATAGTCCATTTAGTAACTGCTGCTTCTACAACTATATCACTTTTAGTTTTAGTTTCATTTGTAGAAGGTAATTCAACTTCTACATTATTTTTTGTATTTATTACATTATTCTTATTTTCTTCAAAATCAATAGGCATTATTCACCCTCAAAAATTACATATACCTGTGGTATTTGTGCTTCTGCCAATAAAGTATTATCACCATTATAAAAACTTAAATTAGCCCTATAAGTTGCTTTAAACTTTGCACCATCTTCTTTAAATCCAACTTCATAATCTAAACCAGTTGTTTCTGTTGAAGTTAAAGATAATTTAAACTCTCCTAATAATAATTCACCTAATGTTAAAGATTTAGTAAGAACCTTTTGAGGAACTTCACTAATTGTTGATAGAACAAACTCACCTGTTTCATCACCTACTAATTCAACAGGTGTAGTTGTTCCATTCTCTTTAACCACAAAGGTAGTATTAAAAGGTTTTCCAGTTGTTATTTCAAATCTTGCCATTATTTTTACCTTTTCTTTTTATTATACCTTATTTAGCGGCACACTATTTCTTTTAATAATATTATATACACTTGAATACTTTAAATCCATTTGTTTTGAAATATCTTTTATTGTATTATCTTCTTTATACAATCTTAATATTTCATTTTTTTTATTTAAAGGTATTGAGTTTCTTCTATTTTGTGCTTGTTCTTTCATTGTAATAAACTTACAATTATTTGGTTCATAATTTCCATTTACTTCTATTCTTTCAATAGTAAGTCCTTCTTTCCAACCATTTTGTAAAGCCCATTCAAAAAATAAAGTTCTATCTTCCAACCATTTATTATATATTAAAACACCTTTATCACCATAATTTTTATAATCTTTGTTATTTTTATTATAACACCTCTTAATCATTCCACTAAAAACTTTATAAAGTTTATGATTTGACATATTATGGGTTATTTTAGAGTTTTTACAACTTTTAATTTTTCTAAAACAACCACAAAATTTTGTTTTTTCATTTAATACATTTTGTCCAACAATAATTTTTTCATTTCCACAATCACATTTAAAAAGATAACATTTTTTTCCACCTTTTTTAACATCTGTTTCTTTTATTGCTAATAACATATTATATTTTTTATTTATAATAATCATATTACTCCTTTGAATTATTTTGATTATTATACCTTTCTTTATTAAACTTGTCAAATGTTCTCATTACAAAATAACCACTAAATGCAGTTACTGCTAATGTCTGAAATAGTGTTACATATGCAGGATCTATTTTAAATTGACCTATATTTCCATCTGAAAAAGCCATTGCTGTAATTATTGCCATTAAATATACTAATGAAGCAGGTCTTACATTTTTAGATAACCAAGACCCATTTATATTATCACTTTCCCATCTTTTTGTTTTTTCTTGTTCTTCTTTTATTTCAATTTCTTTTAATTGAAGTTTTGCATTTAGTTCTATTTCTCTTAATTTTTGTTTTAATACTAATTTTTCTTCATCACTTGTAAAAAGTTCATCAGCAACATCACCTACTTGTTTTACTACTTCTCCTACACTTGAAGAGAATATTTCACTTAATATACTCATATCAACCACCTTTTAATGTAAATAAAATCATTCCTACACCAATTGTTATAATTGCTCCAAAAAGAGACCTTACAACCCAATTTAAAGAGTTTTCCAATTTTGATACTCTTGTTCCTAAACCAGATATATCTTTTTTAGTAAGTTCTAAATCTTTATGTTCTAATAACATTTCAGTTTGTTTTTCTACCATTTTGTCCAAATGTAGTGATAATTTTTCAACATTAGCAGTTAAGTTTTTAATAGATAATTGATTTTCATGAAGAATTATTAAATAATCTTGCATATTTATATTATTTTTATCCATTCCTTTCCTTTTTTTTAAATTATCAAATGGTATAGAGGGGGTTTCCCTCTATTTAAAAGGTTATTAGTTTATTTGAAGATTACCAGCATCATCAACTGTTAATGTATAAACTGTCCCATTTGGAGACTTCATTTTAATACCAGAACCTGGTGTTTCCATCTCTAAATTGTTTGCTTTTACTCTTACAGAGTTAAGATTAGAACCATTATAACCAGAAAAATAAACACTTCCTGTTCCATCTGTATTAGTTGTTGCACCAGTTCCTGGTTCTCCACTTTGTAAGTAAGTAATTCCACCGCTTGTTGTAATTCTTCCAGAAGTATTTGTATCAGTTTCATCAAATCTTTGATATGGAGCAATACCTTTTATTTTTAAATAATTATCAAAACCTTCAGTAGCTCTTAATAAACCATTTGAATTTATTTTAAAACTTGAAACATTATTAAATCTAAAATCTAATGAATTAGTATCACTGTAATCATTTCTTATTGTCCATTCTGTGTTTGTATCACTATTTGTTCTTAATTCTAATACTGCATCTGTTTCATCTTCTGAATTGATTACAGCAGTAGGAAATGATGAATTACTCATAAAGAAACCATCAGGTGTTAAAATACCATTTACATTTAAATTACCATCAATTGTTCCACCTGTTAAATTATCAATAGAAGTTGGATTAACTTGCGCACCTGCTTCTATTCCATCAAGTTTAGTTCCATCTACTGATAAATTTCTTCCATCAACAGTTCCAGATACATAAATATCTTTATATTTTCTTGTAGAAGTTCCTAAATCAGTTACATTATCAATATAAGGTTTTACACTATCTGCATGGAAATTGATTTCTGCTAATCTTTTACCAGAAGTTCCAAACATTCTAAACTTACCAACACCATCAACACCACCATTTCCTACAAAAGTAGATAAATAACCAGAGTTTTGTTGTATATAAGTTTCTAAATTATCAGTACTATCTTTTAAATAAATTGCAGGTGCAGAGTTTTCAATATGAATATCAGTTCCAACAGTTCCACCAGTCCAAGCGGTATTTATTACTACATCACCAGTTTGTCCATTTACAGAAGTAACATCATTTACTTGTGCTCCTGATTCAATTCCATCTAATTTTGTTTTATCAATAGTTCTAAAATTATTATCTGTATGCACATAATTTGCATCTTGAACTACATCAGAAGGTAATGTATAACCATCAATTAAATCAGATAAATCTACTGTAAAAGTAGTTGTATCATCTCTTGTAAAAGTTACTATTCCATTGTTTAATACACCACTTGAAATTGCTCTATAATCTTCATCTTTATAAGCAGATAAATCAACATTAGTAGCAACCCCATTTTCATCTGTAAATGTTAAAATATCACCATTTAATACTAAACTTGTTACTGTTTCAGGCACATTTACTTGTGCCCCTGTCTCTATACCTGCTAATTTTGTTTGTTCAGCAGTTGTATAATCTTCTGTTGAAAGACCTTTACCAACTTCAACATCTACCTTTTGAGTTAATTCATTATCTCTTAATGTTTTAAACTCTTGCCCTATTCTTTGTGCTAAATTCATTATAATTCTCCTTCAAACTCTGTAATTGTTCCTACTGTTGTATCAATAGAAGAACTTACATTTATATTTGCAATTGCATTATCTACATAAGTTTCAAGATTTGCTCTCATTTCACCAAAACTATATGTAAATCTTAATTTATAACCATTATATTCAGTTCCAACAAAAATAGAAGTATTAGTAATAACTAAATCTTCACTTCTTGGAGTTGCTATAATGTTATCACCATCTAAAATTGATACATCCCAAATTGAATTATCTAATATAACATTTGTTTGGTTTGCATAACCATTTGATATAACTACTTCTTCTGTTACAAAACTTAAAGTATCTTCATTTGATTTAGATACTAAAACCCATTGTAATAAACTTTGATTATATCTATAAGTTGCTACACCACCATTAGTATTTATATCAGCAATACTATCTTTAACAGTACATACCATATTATCAATTGGAGTTAAAGCATTTCTATCTGCAATTGTATCAACAGTCTTATCATATTTTTTATAATATATAATACCCATATTATTCCTTTTTAATTTGCTATTGAAGTCTCAAAGTCTTCAATTGAACCAAGACTTTCTTGTAATAATGTAATGTCTTGTTGTAATTGTAATATCACATCAGATATTTCTTTAAAAGTGTCAAAATCTATATTAGCATTTTCTAATATTTTGTCTATTTCTAAATCATATTGAGTTTTTACTAACATTTAAACTCCCTTATAAATAAAGGGGGTTTCCCCCCCTTTATCAACTATTTAATAATTAAATTAGATAGTTGGGTTGTATTGGTATTGAACCATTACAGATTTAGTATCAAATTGACCTGCTGTATCACCATGTAATAACCAAGTTGAACCAGATACTTTTGTTACTGGAATATCATAAGAAACACCAGTTGTTGCATCAGTATGTCTTACACAAGAGAAGTTAAAGATTACATCATTTAATGCTGCTTTAGTTAAAGTGATATTATCACCAGAAACAACTAAAACTTCACTCATATTAGCAACAGTAATTGCATCAATATCAGCAGCAACAGCAGCGTCAAGAGTAGCAATTTCACCATCAGTATAAGAGTTTGCAGAAGTAATTGCATCAGACTCAGCAGTATCAGCATAAGCCTCATAAGCAGAAGTAATTGCTACTTCTCTTCCATCTGTATAAGAGTTTGCATTAGATTCAGCAGTTGAAGCATAACCTTGTGCTAAACCATCTAATGTAGTGATTTCACCATCTGTGTAAGAATTAGCAGAAGTTAAAGTAGCACTATCACCAGCAATTCTATCAGAAATTTCAGTTGCAATATCACTTGCATTTGTTGCAATATCAGAAGCATTTTGTGCAACTGCTGCATCATTTGATAATACATAACCAGCAAATGCTTGGTCATTAGCAGTATCAACAGAGTTAATTAAAGTTACAACCTCTGCAAAAGTATCAGTATTTGCACTAGCACCTGCTAAGATTGCATCAATTCTTGCTTTTTCTGCATCAATGTTAGATTGTAAAGTTGTATCTGCATTTGTTCTATCAGTTACTTCTTGTGCTAAATCACCAGCAACAGTTGCAATATCAGAAGATAAACCATTATCAGCAGCAATTCTTGCAGTCTCTTCAATATCAATATTATCTTGTAATACACCATCTGCTGCAATTCTTGCCGCTTCTTCTGTTGCTAAATCACTTGATAAAGTAGAAACTGCTGCTCCACCATTACCTGCAACTTCATTGATTGCAGAAACTAAATCTGTTTTATCAGTAGTTGATAATAAAGATAAAGAACCCTCTACACCTTCTGCTCTGTTTTTCTCAGCAGTAATTTTTCCATCTAAAACACCATCTTCACTAATTCTTGAAGCTTCTTCTGCATCAATATTCCCTTGTAATGTTAAATCCGCCGCTGTTAAAGTTGCTAAATCTGAATCCAATCCATAGATAACCGACTTTGATCTTAATAATACACCCATTGTATTCTCCCTTTTTTATATATATATTTTAACCTGTTAAGGTTTAGAGGTTAAGTTGTTTAATTCTTTTACAACTTTTCTTATCTTTGATAATACAGGTTTATAATCTTCCCTATATTCTTCAAGATATTCACCATATTCCTTTGGTGTCATCTCTACAAGTATTTTACCATCTTCTATGTAATACTCTATTTCTTTCTTTATATTCAACCATGCTATAAAATAATGGTCATTTAATTTAACTTTACTCTTCATTTATCTTTCCTAAATAACTTATTACAGCAAATTTTCCATTTAAGTTGTCATTACTATCAAAAACTGCTGTTGTTCCTTCTAGCCCCATATTACAAGTTGCTTCCGCAACAATAATATTATCTATATTATTTTCAAATATCATAGCCATATTCCATACAATATTTCCATAACCTCTTTTTGGTAAAGTTATTTCATTATTTATAATTTCTATTCTATTTGTTGTTATAAGTATTGAGTTTTCAACACTATCAAAACCAGCAGTTGATTGTATTGAGGCACTGGTAATCCTCTCTCTAATTCTACTCATAATTAAGTGGTCTCCTATTTTTTAATTAGGGTTAAAGGTGTTGGTGAGATTATAACTCTCCTTCAAAATCTGATACAGTCCCAGTATCCATTACAATTTCTTGGTCTGCAATTACTGTTGCTTCATCTGAGCCTATTGTATCAAATATTTTGATCCTATGCCATGCTCTTATATAAATGATATCATTATCAACATCAACTGGTGCATTTAAAGTGATTGTATCATAATCATGTGCATACCAATCATCTTCACTTAATAACCTACCATTATAAAAAACTTCAATTTTAAGTAAATTATCTGTGTACATAAAAGTAAAATCTACTTGCCCTTGTGTTGCTAAATATTCATTATCAATAAATATAATTCTATCATCTACTACAAACTCACCTAATGCAGCAATTTCATCTATATGTGATGATAATAATCCTATATTATCTGCATGTGGAGCTAATACTTCTAAACCTTCACTATTATTAGCAATTTTAAATACTAATGTCTCTGTCTCTGCATTCCAAGACACTTCTGGTCTTGACCCAATAGGTAATTGAACTACTTCTACATTCTTAATACCTATTACATATTCATTTCTATAAGGAAATACACTATTTCCTGCATTACTTTTTGGAACATTAAAAGCCATTATACTAACCCCTTTTGAAAAATTAAATCAGTTTCTTCTATTGAATTTAAGTCATTCATATCTGTTTTACTTAAATACTCATCTACTAATTTGTTATATTCTTGTAAATGTAGTGCTTTTTTACTATCTTCTTTTTCACTTTTATATACAGAATAAACCCTATAAGCAACATAGTGTTGCATTGCCTCAATTAAATCTTTTGGTATTAAAACTTCATCTACAAGTGTATAATCTTCTGGTTCTTCATAATAATTTATATTTAATACTACACCTACTTCTGGTGTATTTACATGTATTTGATTAGGTGATATTTGAGTATAACCTAAATAATTCATTGTATTTCTTGGTCTTATTTGAAGACTATCATCATATACTTCTATAATTTGTAAAGGTAAAGTAGAAAGAGTATAAATATTTTCTTCTGTTAGTGTAATAGTTTCACCACCAATCCATAAAAAAGTATCTCTTGCTATTCTATTCTTTGCAAAATTAAAATGAGTAAGTAATGTATCAAAATCTTTATCTTTTTCAACTTTCATACCTGAAATTAGTGGTAATGTATTGTTTAATATTTCTTGTGCTATCATTTACTTTCCTTTTAGTCAATTATATATGAATTATTGTTATTATCATAATCATCTGTAATCCATTCCTCATGAATACTATCATATCTTAAAGTCTGTTCTACACTTGGAACTACAATTGGCATTTCATTCATCATAGAAATTGTATCTAAAAGGTCGTCATGTTTTGATTTAATACCTGTCATAGTAATTCCTTTTAATTCTTGCTTCATTTCATTTATTACTTCTTTTCTATGATTTTCTGGAAGCCATATCTTTTTTTGTTTAAATCTTGGTTGAACCTCTAACATTCTTTCAAGTTTATTTTTCCTTGGTCTTATTCCTTCTTTATTTGTATTATTTGCAGAAGCAAGATTAAAATATATCCTTCTATTCATCATTTCATTTTTTATCCATTGAATGAAACCACCTTGTTGTCCTGAAACCTCAACTCCAACACTCATAGGTTTATATATTTGCACAAACTTAAATAATTGATCTATATTCTTATTCATTAGTTGTCTTGAACATATTCCATCTAACCAAATCCAGTTATCATTATTATTTACACCCCAAACTGAAATTGCAGAGTAGTCAGCACTCCCCTTTTCACTTGTTGCAAAGTCTGTTGTTATATAAATGTTCATTTCATCTATATTATCTTTTATCTTCATATAATCATAAGGAATAATATCCTCATCCTTTATTACTCTCTCTTCATCACTTATAACTTCCAACATTAACTCCTGAAAAAATCCATCTAATTTTCCTTGCTTCTTTGCACTCTCATACTCATCTTTTACATATTCATAAGTAAATCTATCAGGCCAAGCACTTTTAAAATTATCTGGTTTAGTAAACTCATCAAAACTCTCTGCAACTGGATAAACACTTACATTCCAAGCACCACTTTCTACTGCTTTATATAATGGGTCTCCTTGATTAAATGGAGTTCCCAACCATATAGTCTTACTTCTTGTAGGGTGTAGGGCTTTTGATACTGCTTTATGCACTGTATCTTCAATTGTAGATATAATTGTTTGAGACCTTGCATCTTCATCTGATACTAAGTCATCTAATACTGCTAATTGTGGTCTCATACCTTTTTCTTTTGACCCCCTTACACCTGTTTTTGCACCATACATTTTTACAATAAATACATGACCTTCTTTATTCCTAAACTCTAATCTTGTATCTGTAAACCTTATATAAGGTATGTGGTCTTTTAAAAACTCACTTTCTTCATATCTATATTCTATATTTCTTCTTAAATTCTTTACACCATTCTCTATACTATCTGATACATAAATAGCCAAATCAATTTTACCAAAACCATCTAATTTTCCAAAAGTTGCTATATATAAGAACATATACTCTGCCATTAAAGTAGTATTATGAGTAACTATATAATTATCTGTTAAAAAAGTTTTACTCTCATTATCTACTGAAATACATTGTGAAGGTTCTATCTCTATTTCTTCAATTCTCTCTATTGCTATTTTATTTTTTGAATTATCTTTAAAATTTCTTGCTTTGCTTTCTTCTTTAAAAAGGTTTATATTTATTTGAATATTTACATTAAAACCACTCTTCTTTGCAATTCCACCTAAACTATAAATAAGTGTCATTAAACTCTCTTTAAGTAATTCATATTCACATTTAAAAGAAACTGAACCTTTATTTGTTATTATTCCTTTATTATCCATATACCCTTTTAATAATTCCAATCTTTGATTAAAAGAAGAAAATAAATATTGATTAGGTATAGGATTATCTTCTGTTCTTTTTGATAATTCTACTCCATATTCATAAGGGTCTTTTTTTAATTGTTTTTCACTATATTGTGCTGGTTCTGGTAAAGGTATCCAAAAATTATTTTCATACCCCTTTGGATTTCTTTTTGTAGCCCCTCTTGGTGAAGTTAAGGCATACTTTAATAAGTCTTTTGTTGTTAAATCCCTTCTCTCAATTATAGTAGTCCCCTTTTTAGGTGATAATGCAACTCTTCTTCTATGAATAACTGTATTTATATGGTCTTCACTTACTTTTATACTTCTTCCATCTTCTAATGTTATTTTATACATTTTCTTATTAAAGATTTCACTTTTATGTGTTATTGTTGTAAATTGTCCATTCTCACCTATAATTTTATCTCCAACTTTACAATCTTTAATTGTTATTATTCCATTATCTGTATATAATTTACTATCTAATGAAAGTGCTTTTGCAATCCCCCTATGACACATAATTGCTGTTCTTTTTTGAGCATTAAATACACTATCCAACATTTTCATATGCACTACTGGACTTTTATTTTCTTCACCACCTTTTGAATAATTTACTAATTTAATAAAATTTATAAACTTTACAGAAGATTTTGAAGGAATATAATTTTTAAAATCATAATCTAATTCTGCTAAATATTCAGGAACAGTCTTTTTTTCCATTTATTTCCCCTCTCTATTTATAAATAACTTCTCTATTGTTTTATTATTTGTTGTTGCTGACATTTTTGTTCTGTGTTCTATTTTTAGATACTTTAAATTATGTGGTAATGGTTCTACTTTTTTAGTATCAAGTCCAAAACTTTCAGGGTCATTTATTCTTTTCATTCTCTCATATGTAATATTTTCACAAATACCATTTTCATTATTAGTACACATTATATATTGTCTATTTCCACCGTCTTCTTTGTTTAATTGTTGAACTGCGTGTCCAGTTGTTCCTGAACCTGAGAAGAAATCAAGAATGATTGAGTTTTTATTTGTGTGTAAATTTAATAATATTTTAATTAAATTATGAGGTTTGGGATAATCAAAAAGAAAACCAAATTGTTTTAAAAAGTCACTACTTCTAAACGCTGGAACATTAATAACATCTCTTAAATAATTTGGTTCTAATGTATCAATTACATCATTGTCTAATGGAAGTCTACCATTTATTTTTTTAAATTTTGGAACCATTCTTTTACAATATGATATTTCAATGTCTTTTACTTTTTTATAAACAATTTGATTTTTATTTATATAATAACTATTTGTTCCTTTTTTTGTTAAAATTAAGTCTGTTCTTTTATTATAAAAATAATCCTTAAAAATAATAGTATTTTCATTTATTTCTTTTACAAAAAATTCTTCTTTTTGTTCCCAAACTAAACCAAACTTTTTACATGATTTTAAATTATTTATTTCTGTATTCAAAGTTTGATTTTCTTGTTGGAGGTGTTGTAGTTGTTTTTTTAATTGTTCTATTTCTTTTTCTTGCATAAATTAAAATACCTTATCTTCTATATAACCTTGTGCAGTTATTACTTGTTTCCCTAAATTAGTTAAATTATCATTTACTATTACTTCAAGAAAATCACCTTGTGAACCATCAAGTCTTACAAATTGACCCATATTTGTAAAATCAATCTTTGCTACTAATACATCATTATCATTTCCCCAAGTTTTTAAATCCATATCATATGCTACTGAAATAATATCTGCATTACTTTTTACATTAAATGAAATAAGTGGTCCATATCTTCCACCTATTGAGGCTTTAATTTCTAATCCATTTGTTAAAGGTCCTGCTAATGCACCATAATCTGTTATATTAAATCCTTTTTCATCCTCAATATAAATAAACCAATTTGATACTCTTAAAATCTCATTACTTGCTGGTTGTAATTTAAATGATACTGGTGTAATAGAACCATCTACATTCATTAAATCACTTCCATTATTTTCTAATCTTCTTATAAATAATGGTCTTTGAATACCATCAAAATCTGTTGCTAAACTCATTCATCATCCTTTTCAAAAATTTCTGCTTCTACTATATCTCTATTATTGATATTACCTATTTGTAATTGATTTAATTGTAAATCTGCAATTTGTCCCAATTTCTCTTCTAATGCTTTGATTTCTTTACTTTGATAACCTATATTTACTCTTACCTCTGTCTCTTTTGGTGGTTTTAATAAAGTGGCTAACTTACCTGCTGCATCTATTCTATCTCTCTTACTTGCCATATGGTCATCCATTATTTCTTCTAATACTTGATATGCTTTAAATCTTGTATCAATAAATAACATATGGTCTGCTACACTTACTTGTTTCCATATTGCTTGCACTAACATAGAATTAAAATACATTGAAGCACTATTCCCTATTGTTGAATTACCTTGTTTCTTTTTTGCAACTCTTTCAGGAAATACTTTTCTATAACATTCTAATTGAGATTTCCCTTGTGCATATAAAGAACAAAACCATACTGCCCTTATATATTCTGTTGTACTTATATTTGATACTTGAAATACTGCATCTGAAAATCTTATTAACTTCCTTTTAAAGTCCTCTGGGTCTGGAAAATCTTCCTCTATATCTTCAATAATATCTTTATCTTTTGAAGTAATATCTCTTTTTATTTCACTTCCAAACTGTTTATAAAAACTTTCATCTGTTAATTCTGGTCTTTTTGGCATATAAACTCCTTTCTCAATTATATCTTATACTTTGATTACTCTAATACTAATATTTTATTATTTCTTCTAATTATATTTCCATAAGAAGAACTAAAAGAACCCCTTCTTATTTCTACTCCATTTACAAAATCATCTACAATATATTTCTCTTTTTTTAATAGTGTTAATAATTCTCTACTATCCATTTGCTTTACTATTTCATTTTTAAATAAGTCTTCACTATTTTCTATATAGTGATTTCTTACTTCCTCTATAAAAGTATCTATTATTTTTTCTGCATCCATTAGAACCCCTTTCTAATTTCTACTTCTTCAAGGTCTAACTCCTTTAAAGTTTTTAATCTTTCAACTTCTGTATCATAAACACCTATTAAATATCTTAACTCTGTATTTAATGGTAATTCTCTTTTTAAACAAAATTGATTAAATTCTTTTATAACTTTTTGACCTAATTTATTTTTATTTGATTTTATATATTTATCTACTGTTTCTTCTTTTAATACTATTCTTAATATATATTTACTTTTCATTTAAAACTCCCCTAAATAATTTATCTTTTAATAAATAACCTTCTAATTGCCAAATCTTTTCTCTTGCATTTCCTTTTGCAATCTTTTCACCAATCTCTCTATCAAAGTTTTCTATTGAAGCAGCAGCACTTTCCCCTGTAACTATAAACCCATTTTGTAAAATTAAAATACAAATTGTTAAAGTTGTATCTGGTTGTCTGTAATAATACTCTTCTTTAATTACTCTATCAATATCTTCTGGTGTTAGTCTTGGTGCATTTAAACCTTTGTCAGTTATCTCTTTTTCTAATTCTTTTTCATTCATTGAAGTTTCCTTTGAGTGGTTTATAAAATTATATCATAAAATGTGAGACTATATAAAGTGGCTGTAGTGGAGGGACTCGAACCCCCAACCCTCTGATTAACAGTCAGATGAACTACCATTGTTCTACACTACATTTTGGATGGGATAATAGGACTTGAACCTATACAATTACAGTCAAAGTGTAATATCCTGCCATTAGATGATATCCCATTTTGAAGTGGCGCTGTGTAGGAGAATTGAACTCCTAACTCCTGAGTGACAGTCAAGAATTATAACCATTTAACTAACACAGCATTGGAGCTGGAAAAGAGACTTGAACTCTTAACCGCTTGATTACAAATCAAGTACTCTACCAGTTGAGCTATTCCAGCAAGTGGTGGAGACAAGGAGACTCGAACTCCTATTACTACCTTGCAAGGGTAGAGTTTTACCAGTTAGACTATGTCCCCACTTTTTGAAGAAGGAAATTATAGTAAAATTATTGTAAGGGTTTATTTACAAATAACTTTTCAACTACTTTATTATTTGCTTTTTGTGCTACTGTTGTTCTGTGTTCCATACTTAATACTTCTTCAAAAGGTGCTTCATAACTTGAAATATAAACTTTATAAGGACAATTTCTCACCCACTCCCACAATTTTTCATGGTCAATATCATTTTGATATTGATAAGTATTTTGGTAAGGAGGGTCTAAATATATAATTGTTTCTTCAACTGGTGTATTTATTTCTACTTTTTCATATGATAAATTACTTATATTAAAATTGATATAATCTTTTAATTTTTGTAAATGTTGTATTCTTTCTAAATGTTGTGATATTACTCTAACATTACCACCTTCTACTATACAACCTATTTTTTCTTTTAATTCTTTCTTCTCTTTATCATTTAATGTAGTTGTAAATATTCTTTGTTGTTTTAATCTTGCTTCATTTACAGTTATATTTTCTTCTTCTATATTTTTACTATACATATAACTATTACCATTATTACCAAAAGACCAACAAGTTTTAATAAAACCACCTTCCCAACATTTACCTTCTTTCATTTCAAAAAAAGTTTCTCTATCAATCCATTTATAAAATTCTTCTGTAATACCTTCTTTTTTTATCTTTTGTAATAATTCAGTTATACCAGTATCAAACTCATTGTAATAAACATTATCTATTCTTTGTGAGGCTTCAAAAGATATAGCACCACCTCCACCAAAAAGGTCATAAAAGTATTTACATTTAGGGTTATCTTCCAATATTTTATCAACTATTTTTGGTGCTAATTTTCTTTTACTTCCCATGTAAGGTATTCCAAGTCCTTTAATGTGTTCCATTTACTTCCTTTTAAGTGGTTATTCTTTTGAAAGTATATTCTTTTTATTGTAGATACCTTTATTTTGCATTTTAAAGAGGTTTCTTTAATGGTTGTAGTAATTTGGTTAAAAGGTTAAAGAAGTTTCATTTAAAAAGGGTTTAAGAAGGCTTTGGGTTTTTAAAATTTTATAATTTTCCTATGGGGGTAAGATAAATATTTAAAAATAAAAGAGGGGACCCCACCCCCCCCTATCAATGAAAAAAAAAGTAAAAATATAGGGAGACTTCCTTAAAAGGTAGTTTCTTTTGTGGAATGGAAGTGTGGAAAAAAGGAAATAATTAGTAAGTAATAATTTAAAGAAGTCCCATTTTATGGGGGTTTCATATGTAAAAGGGCACTTCCTTAATTAGGAAATGACCTAAACTTTTTTTGTTATTTTTCTTGGGTTTTAGAACTTGTATCTTCCTTTGCTGGATTTCACAAGTATTGAGATTTCCCCAAAAACAACTAATACCATTCTATACTTTAAGGAAATCTCATCTATAATAACTTTTAAAGAAACCTCTTTAACTAAATAATAAGGTAATAACTTTAACCATTTCCATTGTGTATAGCATTCTTTATAGTAGAGGTAATTTCTTTAACTCTTACACTCTACTTACACTCTACTCAATCTCCTTATAACAATCTCCATTCAAAAACCTTTCACTTTATCAAGGAGACTACATTATTTTAAACAGAAACTACATTAAAAGTAATCTTCTACTCAAATTATAAGGAGACTACAAAAACCATTAAAGAAATGCAAAATAAAGAGGTATAGAGAAAACTCTAAAAGTTTTTCTCTATTTACAGGTGGTAATAGTAAAAGATATATTCCTTTAAAATAAAAGGTAAAAGGAATTAAGGAGAGAAAACTCATAAAAGTTTTTCTCTCTACCTTTAAATGAAATACAATAAACAGTATAATGAAGATACCTTTAACACCTTTTAAAGGATGTCTCATTTAACATCTACTCATTTATATGTAATCTCATTTAAATTGAAGGTATAATTTATTTACCTTCATTAAATATATATATTGAAGATATATATTTTACTTCCCACATTTGAAGGCACCTCAAAAATGAATATAGGTTTATTTTTAGAGATATATTCATAATTAAGTTTTTTTTAAGTTTTATATGTTATCATTTCACTACAAATATAAAAAAGGAGAACAATGGAATATCTAAAAACACCTATTGGGTTAGTTAAAAAATTAAATGGAGATGAATTATTATTATTATCAATTATTCATCATTTTAGAAGAGATGATGAGGTTTGTTATAAAAGTAATACAATGTTATGTGATTTTCTTGGTTGGAGTAGTTCTAAATTAGGTAGAATATTAAATAAACTTAAAAATGGAAAATATATTAAAATAACATTAGTATATAATGATAATCAATATGTAGTTATGAGAAAAATAAGATTAGGTAGTAAATATAATAAATTAGTTGGAGAACACAATGACAACAATTAAAGATTATTTAGATATTAAGGCACAAACTATTACATTTGATAGAGAGAAAGCAGAGGAAGAAATATCTATATTATTAACAAATGAAGTAAAAGGTGAAACAGAAGCAGAGTTTATATTTAATTGGCAAAAACAATTAGAAGAGATAATTAAAGACTGTACTAATAATAATACATATACATTCTTTGATATTATTAAATTAACAAAGAAACCTGAAATTGATTTTGTATGTAAAGGAATTGAGAGAGGAACACTTGGTTTTTTAAGTGGTGCAAGTGGTGCAGGAAAAGGTCATTGGATTAACCATTTACTATTTTCTACATTAAATTTAACATCAAATGTATCACAAGGTAATTTATCAACTAATGCTGCAAACTTCTTATTAGAAGGTTTAAAAGAAATACCTATTATAGGTTATTTTAGTTTTGAAGATGGTTATAAACAATGGATGAGGAGAGCATATGATTGTATAGAGGCATATTTACCAAAGGACAAGTTTGAGAAACAGGAGGCAATTGATGAAGTAGAGAACAATTTCTTTTTCTTTGATATGAGTACAAAAGGTGCAATGTATAAAAAAGATAAGAAAGTATATAATGATTTTGCTGCTGCAGAACATACAGTTATAGATGAAATGAAAGAAAAAATTAAAGATAATAATATTGATTTAGTTATTATTGATACTTTAAGTGTTATTAACCAACAGTATGATGAAAATGATAATGTAGAAATGTCTATGTTATTAGAGGATTTAAAGAGTTTTGCAAGAGAAACAAATACAGGTATTCTTATTATTCATCATGAAACAAAGCAATCATTGAATGCTAATGTAGCAACAAGTGAGGCAAATATGAGAGGTGCTTCTTCATTAGTTGGAAATAGTAGGTTTGTTTTAGGGTTAGAAAGATGTAGAATAGAAGACCCAAATAATAAAAAGAACAAAATATTTTGTGAAAACTATGTAAAAGTGAAAATTACAAAGGCAAACTTTACAAAGTTTGAGGAGAGAATATATGTAAGAAATGATAAAGGTGTTTTAACTCAAATGCCAGAAGGCTTTGTAGTTGTAGATGATAAATTAAATGGAAGTAAAAATAAAGTTATATAAAGGATAAGAAATGGCAAGATGTTATGTAAAAATTAAAGGTGAGGTTATTAACCCTAAAATAGTAACTACAAGCAAAGGAACAAAATTAAATACTTTTGCAATTAAAATAGATACAAAAGATTATAAAAGTGGTGAGTGGAATACTTTATTTATGAATGCAACTTTAATTAGTGATACAGTTGAATTAAAGAATAAAACACTATATGAGTTTGATGGTTCTTTGGATGTTGAAGTATATACTAAACAAAATAATGAAGTAGTTAAAAATATTGTATTAACTGCATTTGAGGCTACTGAAATGAATGGAAAGAATGGTAATAAAGATATAGAACCACCTGTAAAGGAAGCAAAGGAAGTAAGGAGGTCATTAAGTGATACAATTAAAGAAGTATTTACATATGAGGAAGATGAAGATGCACCTTTCTAATGAAGAACAAGAGAGAAGAAGTTACATTCTCTCTATCTTAAATAGTGATATGTCTTATACTGAGTGGTATCTTAATAAATTAAGTAAAGAAGAACTAATAAAAATATACTGCAAACTACCACCAGAGTTGTAGTATAATATAAAAAAGTAAAGGGTCAATTATGATTTATATTAAAACCCTATTCTACCTTTGATGATATAGAATAGGTTCAGAAATGGTAAAAAAATGAATTATAGATAAAAAGTCTTTTATTAATTATTATAATAAAAGATAGTTAAAAACATTTGTTGATTTTGTATTTTTTTTACAATAAAAATATCAACAAAGCAATAAGTAAGAATAAATTAAGAATATAGAAATGAACAAGTTAAACAGAAGAAGTTAATCAATAACTGAACTGAAATTAAAAGGAATAAATATGAGTGAAAATTTAGAAACTAAAACAAATAAGAATGAAAATAAAAGTAGTAATAGTAATTTACATAAAGCAAGAGCAGTTAAAAATGATGAATTTTATACACAATTATCAGATATAGAAAAAGAAGTTAAGAATTACAAAAAATATTTTAAAGATAAAATAGTCTATTGTAATTGTGATGACCCTGAATGGAGTAATTTTTTTAAATATTTTACTAATGCTTTTGATTTTTTAGGTTTAAAAAAAGTTATTACAACTCATTATGAAAAAGATGGTGGTAAATCTTACAAATTAGAACTTGATAAACAAGGACAAATTATTAAAACTGATTTAATAGGTGATGGAGATTTTAGAAGTGAAGAATGTATTGAAATACTAAAAGAATCAGATATTGTTATTACTAATCCACCTTTTTCATTATTTAGAGAATATGTTGCTCAACTTATTGAATATGATAAAAAATTTTTAATAATTGGTTCTATGAATGCAATAACTTACAAAGAAACTTTTCAATTTATTAAAAACAATCAATTATGGTTGGGGATAAATTCAGTTAAAGAATTTGTTCAACCTGATGGAACTATTAAAAAATTTGGAAACATTTGTTGGTATTCTAATTTAGAACATAAAAAAAGAAATGAAGAATTATTATTATTTAAAACCTATAAAGAAAATGAACAAGATTATCCAAAGTATGATAATTATGAAATAATAAATATAGATAAAATAAAAGAAATTCCGTTAGATTATGAAGGTGTTATGGGTGTCCCTATAACTATTATAGATAAATTTAATCCTAATCAATTTGAGTTATTAGGACTATCTAATTCTGCAAGGTGGATAGGATATGAATGTTATACATTTATTAATGGAAGAAAAATATATAACAGAATAATTATCAAAAACAAAAATCCAAAGAAAGATTAAAACTATAATATTAAATAAAAGGAAATTATAATGGAAATAAAATTAGAAGAAGTAAGTGTAAGAGATTTAGTTAAAGATTATGAAGATAATTCTCTTACAGAAGAAGGTATTATAGGTTATGAAGGTAAATTAGATATTAGACCTAAATATCAAAGAGAATTTGTTTATAAAGATAAACAAAAAGAAGAAGTTATTAGAACAATTATTAAAGGATTTCCTTTAAATGTTATGTATTGGGTTAAGAAAAACCATACAGAAGATGAATATGAAGTATTAGATGGACAACAAAGAACTATATCTATTTGTCAATATGTAGAAGGAGAATTTTCTTTAATTGATAATGATGGTAATCCAAAAGCATTTTATAATCTTACTAATGATGAAAAAAATCAAATATTAGATTATAAGTTAATGATTTATTTTTGTGAAGGAACTGATAAAGAGAAATTAGATTGGTTTAAAACTATAAATATAGCAGGGGAAAAACTAACAGAACAAGAATTAAGAAATAAATTGATTGCTTTTATATTGTCATTTGAAAGTGTAATATTTAAGTTAAAAGATTTAAAAAAATTACCTACTCCAACACTTGAAATGTTGAGAGATAACTTAATAGAAGAAATATAAATATTTTATAAAAAATAAACTTAAAATTAAATAAAAACATATATTTTATTCTTAAAAAATGGTAAAATTACTCAACTTAAATAAAAAAAGGATTTATTAAAATGAGTAAAGTATGTAGGGTATGTAATAAAGAAAAAAAGTTGCATAAGTTTGTTGCTTTAAAGAGTAGTGAAGATGGTTATACTAATATTTGTAAAAAGTGTCATAGAGAAAGTCAAAAGAGATATAGAACAGAAAAACCAGAAGCATATAAATCTATTGCTTTAAATCATAAATACAATATAACATTAGAACAATTAAATGAAATGAAAGAAGAACAAAATCATTCTTGTAAGATTTGTGGAAGTAGTGGAGAATTACACATAGATCATTGTCATGAAGAGGGTCATACAAGAGGGTTATTGTGTCCTTCATGTAATAAAGGTTTAGGGTTCTTTACAGATTGCCCTGATAAACTGCATAATGCAATTAAATATTTAATAAGAGGAGGTAAATAATGAAAATGAAACAATTACAAATGGACTTTGAAGAAAGAAATAATTTAGTAAATAATATTAAAGAAAAACAATATATGGAAGAGAGGTTACCTCAACCTATAACAAAAGATTTAATTCTTGAAGAATTAGAAAAAATTGAGAGACTTGTAAGAATTGCAAAGTTAAGTAGTGAAGAGATTGAAGTATTAAAAAGTGAGTTATCTTATTTAAGAGTTATTATACTTCAAAAAGAAATTACTAATAAGGAATTTTAATGGTTGATTTTGATGATTATCCAGGAAGAAATGAACCTACTAAATGGGAAGTCTTTAA